CCTGACCGCTGGTGGCCCGATCCCGCTCCGGTGGTAGCGCCTACGTTGGCAAACCAGGGTCCTAGTGGCCCATCCATTGGAACTTTGGTCGTGTTCCTTTTGGTATCCAACATATTGATCAAGATGATTCCCCTCGTCCTTTGGGCTGGTGGTTTGGTCCTTCGTTGGGCCATTCGTGCTCTTAGGTGGTTTTGGGTGGTTGATTTTTGTATCAAGTTAATTGTCGACCCCTTAGTCGAGCTCCGCGACCGTTGGCTAAGGTATCAATTTTCTGTCAGGACCGGTGGCATGGTTCCTGAGATTGCGGGTGTGGCGTTTTCGGACGTCACGGCGGTGAAAGCCGCCAGACTTCGGAGGAGAGCTCGGTGGGTGCGTGCCCTTGAGACGCACCTAGGTGGCGAGCGCGGCTGTGTCGGTTTGCTCTTGAAGCGGCGGTGGGTTCCAGACCTCCCGCATCCTGAGCGAGCGACGGTCGCTAACGCCCTAGCAACCTTGGTCGACGAAGGAGTAAGAGTCCTCGGAGGGGGACTCATGCCAACTCAAGGAGAGGACCCAGAGCATGTGGTTTATCTGCATGTGGAAACGAGGGATGGTTCATTCCTGACCATCTTTCCGGGTCTGTTGGGCGAGCTGCTCTGTTTCGCGGGCTTTAGGCCTAGGAACGGATCAACCCTTGCCGCGTTGCGTCACAGGGCCCTTCAGTGGGCTGCTGCGTCCAAGCTTGCTTGGTGGCGCTGTGCGGCTGGGTTTCACGAGACGATCGCGTTGGGAATGGTGGCCTCCTCTCAGGAGCGGGTCGCCAGCGATTTCCTTGGTCGCCTCGGGCTCCCCTCCCTCATTACTGCGAGTTAAGACAGCATGGTCCGACTCAGGGGGCATTGTGTTGGTGAAGAAGCTACTCAACTTCCGATCCGTGACGATGCCACGTTGTCCCTGCGAAAGACTACATGCTGTCAAGACTCAAAGAGGGAAATGCAAACGGCAATGGTTGCTGCCGTGCCTGGAACTTGGGTTCCGGCGGTCCATGCAACCTGCTGGCACAACGAGGTCGCTGCCCTTCTGATGCGATCTCTCGGTCCCACACCCGGCTCGGCTGAGCTTCGCCGCCGACCTGTTCTGAATGCGTTTAGGCGCCTTCGGATGGTCGCGAAGCGATATGGCGGGCAAAGTTGGGACTACCACGACACTGCGCTCTCTTACACGGGTGTTCTGCGCAGTAGGTACCTTGAGGCAGAACGGTCTCTCCTAGCTGACGGTCCGGTGACGGTCTCTGATGCGAAGTTGAGGGCTTTTCTGAAGGCCGAGAAGCGACCTCCAGGTTCGTTGGCGAAGCCTAGGATGATTTTTCCCAGATCTCCTAGGTACAACCTCGAGCTAGCTTCCCGACTGAAACCTTTTGAACATTGGCTTTGGGGAAACTTAAAGTCAAGGGTGGTCTCCGGTACCGGTAGGTCGAGGGTTTGTGCCAAGGGGTTGAACCAGGCGCAGAGGGCAAATCTCATAGCTCGCAAGATGCGAGAGATTCCCGAGTGCGTGGTGTTTGAGGTGGATGGGCGAGCCTTTGAGGCTCATGTGGACGCTTGGCAACTGGAACAAGAACACAACTTGTACGCTGCGGCGTTCCCTGGTGACAGGGATCTCCAACGCCTACTTGCCTTCCAGTTGCGTAACTTCGGGGTGACCCCTGGTGGCGTGAGGTTCTCTCGCGTTGGTGGCAGGGCGAGCGGAGATTTCAACACGGGCATGGGTAATACCCTTGTCATGTTGGCAGTCGTCATGGCGGTTATGTCCCAGCTCAGACCGGGCAAGTGGGACACGCTGGTTGACGGTGACAATGCGTTGATCTTCGTGAGTCGGTCAGAAGCCACGCGCGTGCATGGGGAGTTTGCTCGCGTCGCTACCGAAGTTTCTGGTCATGAGATGACCCTTGAACGTCCAACTGAGTTGTATGAGGAGGTTCGTTTTGGACAGTCGGCCCCGCTTCGCATGGAAAGCGGTTCGGTGATGGTTCGGGATTGGAGAAAGGTTATAAGCCAAGCGACCTCCAGTCACCACCATCTTCGGGAACCGCGCTACGCTATGGAGTATCTCCGTGGTGTGGCGGCTTGTGAGTCTTTCCTGGCGCGGGGAGTTCCGATTCTCTGGTCCTATACCCGTCGCCTACTGGCACTGACGGATTCGGTGGGTCTGTTCAGGCACCATGGCCTGAGAGACTATGAGGTTATGGGAGTGCCCTTGGCAGCGCTGAAGACAACCCCCGCGACCGAGCCCGACGATATGGCCCGACACAGTTTCTTCTTGGCGTTTGGTGTTACGCCAGAAGAACAAGTTAACATCGAGGCGGAGATCCAGAGGAGGGACATTCATTTGGTCCCTGGTGCTTTGGAAGAGGTCTCAGATGTGTACGGCCTGTCGTTCGAGTGAGGAAGCGGATTGCCGGGAGGGGTGTGCGGGGGGGTGGCGAGCCACTAGCGTTGTCCGAAGGTGACCGCGGCGCGCCTGTGCGTGCTGGGATCCACTTGTCTTTGGTGTGCCAACCTCAGTCACTAGTTTCGGTGTCTTCGGACGCTGATGGGTATTCCAACCTAGTGATTTGAGCTTGGACCAGCACTGGCAACTGGGGAGCAGCCCAGGTGCGGGTTGGTCTTTTGGTCGAATCGGCTAGTAGCACTGTCCACCCGGTTGAAACGCGCCTACGGGTAGTAGTGGTACCCAGGCGGGAGTGCGGGGATGATGACCCTGATGGGCCAGGCATGTTGGGTAGGGCCTGCTATGTGATAAAAGTGTGTTTGACAGATTATGCGAGCCAACTCCATGGTTGTATAAGTCGCTTCTGGAATTTCACACGATCCGGTTAGCAGTAGCGCGAGGGCCCCACTTGATTGTTGTAAGACCGTTCATGGGTGGATGCTTGGGGCCCGGAACCCCCAAGATCTTCTGTAATTCCATGACTTTGCGGCAGACTGGTTTTGAAGGGGAGAACCAACCCGGTTTAGCTCCCACTTTTAGGAGTGGGCCCTGGCCGGTTCTGAACCGCCCGTCTTGGGGAGGTCCTTCGGGACCGTCGCACGAAAGGTTTCTTCCGGTGTATTGGATGGGACGAAAAGCGAGAGGTGTCCACTGGCCGGCCGCCGGCTGGATGCGCTCTTGGTTTCGCTGCTGTTGCTCCGGGCCCAGTTTTGCAGGGGGTCCACGCTACAAAACCCTGCAGGTTCAGTGTCTCGTCACCACTGAACAAAAGCCAGAGACGGCGATCGCGCGACGCTGATTCGCGGGCGCTGGCCCCGTAAGGGCAAGCACTACAACGTGTGCGGGTGGTCCGCCAAAATGCCAGCTTAGGCTGGTGATTGGGCCTGGCGGGACATTAACTGGAAC